CGGCGCGCTCGAGTCTGGACGGGATCGGTCGCGATGAAATAGCCGAGCCATAAACCGCCGAGGACGGAGATCGTCCAGAATATCCCCTCTATGTTGGACCATTCTTGGATCTTGCTCATGTTTTGCCCTCCAGCCGGACGCGTATAGACGCTATGTCGCGAGGTCTCCAGACGTAAACCTCGGCGCCTCCAAGTGAGAGGCGTTCTAACCATTCTTTTTGTGTGTCGCTTAATCTGCCGGTGGCCGTTTTAAGTTCGGCGAAAATGACTCCGCCTCGGTGACGTGCCGTCGGGCTTTTAGCGAGAACAAGATCGGGAAAGCCGGCGACGCCTTGGAGCGGGGTCGCCCAATAGCCGGGGCGGATCTGGACGGCGCGCGTATGGTGAACATGCCAACCGTAGAGGCGCGCTAATTCGAGGATCGTACTCTGAAACGACGCCTCGTTAATTCGGAATAGGTCGTTTACTGTCGTCGGGGTTTTCTTTTTCATTAAAACGGCGCCTCGTCTGTCGCCGGCTTTTTTGGTAGTGCGGAAAGTGTTTTGATCGCGGCGGACGCCTCGCCCATCGTGTTTATTTCGGGAGGCTCTACGCCTCTTTCGGTCGCCAACTTAATCAGAAACTCCAACTGTTTAGCGGTCGGCGGGACGCCTCTAGTGTTCTCGGTCGTTTCTAAGGTTTGGGGCGCTCTAGGGCGATCCTGCGACGGTTTGGGAGCGGTTGCGCGTTCATTGACTCGGAGAGAAACCTCGTCGGCGGACGCGATGGACTTAGAGATCCCAAAGCCCATAAAGCCGAGCGCGCGACCAAGCGCCGACGTGGACGCGTTCATCATCTCGGAGCCTTTTTGGAACGGCGTCCGGCCCGGGAAAACTTCGTAAGCGGTAGCGACCGCGGGGAGGTCGTCGCCGGGCTCGCGATAAACGGTCATAGTCACGGCTATAAATGTTTGGCCGGCGATCTCTACCGGGCGAACGTCGGTCTCTTGGACGCGCAAATTTGGGAACCGATCTAAAGCCATTTTTAGCCGGTCTTGGACGAGAACGTATCCGCCTAAGTCCATGACGGCGCTCCGGCTCCGGTCTCGGGATCGTTGCCTAGTTTGGCGCGTAGGGATCGGATCTCTTGCTCGAGGATCTTTATTCTTTTGGTCGCCTCGAGTAGTTCGTTTCGGTTTTTGTGGAAACGTCGGAGGACCATATCAAATTCGTCTTGGTCGTCTAACACGAGACGCTCCAAGGTTGCCAACCGCAACGGCCGGACGCCTCACGCTCGGAGTAGAGACGCCAAGCGAAATAGAGGTTTTTCGCGGGGTCTAACATGTCGCCCTCGGTCCAACCTAAGTCCGCTAAGTAGTCGTTATGTAATTGGTTAATTTGTGTCAAGCCGCTATCGGACGCGGACTCCGCTAACGGTTGGCACCGGGACTCTTTCCAAATAATCCGACCGAGTTTCTCGAGTACCTCCGGAGTGTTCGTCCAGCCCTGCGCGACCGCAAGTCCCAACCATTCATAGCAGGGCGTGTCTAACGCGGCGTTCACGATCACGGGGACCGTCGTCGTCGTATCCGCGACCGAGGTCGTCGTTTCTGCTAGGTCCTCTTGGAGCGCCTCGTGAGCGCCGAGAGTCGTCGTCGTTTCTTGGACCGCCGGGACCGTTGTAGTTGTAACGATCGGCTCGTCGTTATTTGTGCCGGCGAGAGCGCCGACGATCACGGTTAAGGTCGCGATTATTCCTATTAAAAATTTAGTGAGTTTTGCGTTAAACATTTTTTATTTCTCCTCTAAGGGTTGGGGTGATCCCCACGATGAGAAACGGCTCGGCCGTTCCGCGATCGTGAGGGTTAGGTCTGTCTTTCCGTTTTCGGTTCTCCCTACCCAAACGGTGATTAAGAGTTGGGATCCGTCCGGGAGAGTGTGGACGTGTGGTCGGTACTGTATGAGATCTAGGTCCATTAGAGGGACCGCCAAACGGTTAAACGTTGCCCGTGATCGGAGTCTCCACCTCTGGACGTTTTGCGTACTCGGTCGGTAGGTTGGCATATCCCATCGTTCGCGGCGCTTTTAAGAATCGCGGCAAGTCCCTTAGTTTTGGGGAACGTGGCCGGGAGCCGAGACCAAATATCGTCCGCGGTGAATTCGGGCAACATGCGCGCGGTCTTGACTATCGCGTCATAAACCTCGGAGGCTTGAGCGGTCGTCCACTTGTGATCCGCGGATCGTTGGGAGAGTTCCATACCGCGCTCGAATGGTGTTAGAAGTCTGAGCGGTGGCATACCCTCAAGGTTTAGGGCTAACTGTTCGGACATGAGTCCTCCTATATCGTCGGGGTATCGGATTAACCGATAACGAGAACAATAGCGAACGGGTGCGGTTAAGTGTTGGATTATCCGACGATAGGGGTCGCTTGGAGTTCTGAGACGATCCGGTTTATAGCCTCTTGGATCTTGTCTTTACTGTCTGCGAATTCGGGCGATAGTTCTAAATGGATCCAATCCGACGACGCGGATCCGCCTCCCTCGATAACTCCCTTTTTATTGTCCAGCCATGCGTCACGGTCACACTTCCAAGTCCGGCCGCCGCCAAGACCTTTCGTATAGGAGTAATCCGTTAGGAGTTCTAGACCGAGTTCGTCGGCGTGTTTAACGAGTAGGTCTATCCATTGGACGACGTAGGTTCGCGACGAGCCCGCTTTCTTGGCGGTCTTTCTATAGGAGATATCAGCGGCGCGTCCGGTGGCGTGAACGCTTATCGCGGTCTTGCCTCTCATCGGTCGCATGACGTAGGTCCCGTTGTTCCAGAGTTTGCTACCGGAGAGGTAGTCAATACATGCGACTAAATGCTCGAGTCCGGGGCGCTTACCTTTACCGACGCCCTCGGTGTTACCGGTGTATTTTCTACTCATCGTCTTTTTCTTTCTCTTGTTTGTCTCGGAGCCCGTTACTTGCGAGGACTCCGCCCAAAAGACCTAGGAGAGCCATAAAAGCAGGGTTTAAGATACTTAAAAATTCTTGATCCGTGGGGCTTGGCTCGAGCGGTTGGACGACGAAAAGCACGCCGTACAAGATCCCGAGCATAGAAACGCCGAAAACGAACGAGAGGGTAATCCCGACTACGAAAATGAGCCGGGCTTTTATCTCAGAGTTAGAGAGTTTTTTCACGGGGTCGTCGCTCCGTTAGAAGTGTCGCAACGGCGGCCGGACGGATCGGTTTCGCAAGTGTGCCGAGTACGGTCCGCGCAACCGGAAACGAAAAAGATTAGGGCGATCGTCAGAGCGGCGACTAGGGCTAAGAGTTTCACGGCGCCTCCGGGAAATCGGCCTCGGGTCCGGGTGTCCAAGTCGCGGGGAAATCTCTCAAGGCTTGGCGGTAGGTTGCCCATTCGTTTTTATTGGTTGGGGAGTCTGGAGTCATAGCCCAATCGGACGCGGCGAGTAATCGGTCGCGTTCTAATCGCATACGAGCGGTCAAGATCTCCACGTCGTCGGTTTCTGTGAGAATTAGGTTTAGGTTCATCATGGGACCTCGTAAGTGAAAAAGCCGGTAACTCGAGCGTTATTTTGTCCGACATAGCCGGGAGCACCTGAAACGCCGAGCATTAAAACGGTCGTAGAGGACGCCTCACGAATTGTTATGGCGGATCCACTTATTGATACTTCGCCGCCATATCCAATTACGCCGGTAGAACTGTTTATAGGAGTAACTCCGGTTATCGGTTTAGCCATAATTAGATAAACCGAGCCGGTGCCGTTTACTCCGATAATAAACTCAAATATCACGTGAACCGTTTTACCTATTTTTGAGTATCTAGCCAAGCGAGTAGTGAAAGAGGTGATCGTCCCGGTTTGTGCGGTTATCGTCGGGGTGAACGCGGTCCAAGCGCCGATAGCGGCGACTGTCGTATTTGTCGTCGCGATAGAGGCGAGTGTCGCCGTGTTAAGACTTTTGACTGTTGAGTCAATCGCGTTTCCAAGCGTTCTCATATCAAGCGCGCCGTCGGCTACCGGGTCGGTGTTGTCCGGTGTAGGCCATGCGTAGTTCGGTGTAGATGCCATAAGTTAAATATACTCCCTTAATAGGTCGTCCCAAGTGTATGACGCTATAGCGGCGGAGTTCCAGAGTACGCCGCTCACAATGTCGGACCAACGCTGAGACGGTCGGGTAAGTCTCGCGTCCGAGAGGTTTAACGTAATACTCCAAAATTCTTGACCTATACGCTCGGAGTATCCCTCAACAAAGAAATCTAACGCGTCTACGTTAAACGCTCCGAATGTTGGGAGTTGGGTTAGTTGCCCGTTTCTTAGCGTGGAGATAATGGCCTCTTGGCGTGCGAGGGTCATTGTGGAGAGTTCTATTTGGATCGCGCTAAAAGTGAATTCGGGTCGGGCTCGGTTTACGACTATTCGACGGGCGAGTGTGAGCATGTCCGCGCTTGTGCTAATTAGGGAAGTAAACGAATACTCGTAAATTCCGTTATCGGTGACATCGGCGGCGTCCTCATAGGTAACCGTGTTTATGTCGTTAGAGATCAGAGCGCGGTTAATTTTTTCTTGGCTAGTTTTTCTTATTGACCAGACGTCTAAGACTTCCGTATCGCTATAACTCTGATAAGGGTCGAGGGAAATCTGCTGACGCCGCGCCTCACTATCGGTGAAACGTAGGTCTCCGGTGAGAATGTCGCGAAAGAAAACTCCGGAGGGTTCCGAGTTGGTGACCTCTTGTAAATACGCTAAAGCGTTTTGAGTTGTCGCGTCCGCGGCGTAAAGATAAACGGTCCCGGCGTCTACGTCATACGGCGGAACCGGAAAGCCGGCGGCCGGTAGTGCGTACTGTAGGGTTTCCTGAATTCGTCCGCCTGTGAGATCCACGTCTCCCGTTTTGGTTATCTTAAAACGGCCTAAAGCGGAATAGAGATCGTCGGCCGCTAGAAACGTGATGAAATACTCGTCTACGGTGACGTCGGTAATTTGTCCCTGAAACCTTGTATAAGGTATCCCGCTAAAAGTTGCCTCAATGGAAACCAAATTTCCTAAGTCAAAATAGGAGAGGTCGTCGTCAAAGTTTCCGAGCGTAGAGTCTTTTAGAATTGTGACGCTCGCGGTAGAGGCATTGGGTTGAGAAGTGACGTCGGGTCTCCCGTAGTTAATCGTGACGCCCTCGAGCGCGCCAACGTGAACCGCTAACGGAGCGCCTCCGCCGGGTTTAGTTATATAAATGCCGACCGGGTTCGTCATATCGGATTAACGAGTCCGAGCCTTGCGGCGTCTTGTGTCAATAGTTGTCTAATCTGCCGGGCGACCGCGGACGGGTCCAGCGCGCCGGAGACGTTGATCGTGATACCGCCGCCAAGGTTACCTAGTTTTGATAATGGGATCACGGCCTCGGACTCGCCGCCCTCGCCGATCATGGCAAGAGTTGGGGACGTGACGATCCCGCCCTCGCTTAGACGCGGGATCTTAACTTTCGGGATCTCGCCGAAATTCACAAACGGGCCGGCGGCGGAGTCTATTCCGTCTAGGGCTTTATTTAGTCCACCAATGACAAAGTTAATTCCAGCCTCGAGCGCGGAGAGGATCCCGTTTAGGACTCCCTTAAACGCCCCGACGATCCCATCAAAAATAGTTACCGCGAAATCCTTAACGCCTTGGAGGACTCCGATAATGCCGTCCTTAAATTTGATTATCCCGTAGATCGCAAGTCCGAACGGTCCGGTAATGATCGCAAGCAAGAGCGGCCAATTATTAGAGATCCAACCGAAAACGGTTTTAATGAAATCCCAAAATATGTTAAAGCCGGCTTTAAGTCCGTCAATGACTTTTCCGAAAATATCAAATTTGACTTGGAGCGCGACTAGGGCCGCGATGATCGCAAGAATGACGACCGCTCCGGTCGCTACCCATAACGCCGAAAATGACGCGGTCGCGGCGGTAGTGGCGGCGGTGACCGCAACCTCTGAGGCGACCACGGCGCCGTTAGACGCGGCGAGGCCTCCGTTAAGTATCGCG